TGGAACCGGGTCACCACCGGAGTTAATCAGGCCAACAACGTCCTATTCGGGTACATCGGCTCGATACCAGGACGGGTGGCCAGCTTCCTTGGTGGAGTTGCGGGTGACGTCTGGCGGTTCATCGTCGATGGCTGGAATCGCATGGTTAGTGGCATCAACCAGGCGAACCAGGCCCTGTTTGGATTCATTGGCAGCATCCCCGGTCGAATCGCAGGGTTCCTCGGTAGGGTAGCCGGTGACGTCTGGAATATGATTGTTGGTGGATTCCAGCGTACGATAGGTGGAGTCCAGGCTGCAGCCAATAACGTTTTGAACTTCGTCCGAGGGATCCCCGGCAGCATCGTCAACGCGCTGGGCAACATCGGTGGTCTGCTGTTTGGTATCGGTCAGGACATCATCGGTGGCATGTTGCGCGGACTGCAGTCAATGGGTGGACAGATCGTAGCCTACTTGACCAACCTGATCCCCGGTCCGGTGCGTCAGGCGTTGGGCATCGCTTCTCCCTCAAAAGTCATGATCGCGATCGGTGAGGACACGATGCGCGGTCTCGATGAGGGCTTGCGCCGAATGCAGCCAATGATCAACGCCCGAATGAACGGTATCACGGCCAGCATCCAGGCCACCCTGCCGGGAGGTCGCCAGGTCTCGGGATCGGTCGGCGTAACTAGTCAGCAGACGGCGCGCGGTCGAGTCTACAATATCGACGCCCGGAGCTTCGGTACTCAGATTAGCCCAGATGACGTGGCCACCGCGATCATGTGGGCTTCCAAAGTCGGAGGGTTGGTTCCCGCATGAGCGTACTCCACATCGTACTGTTGATCCTGGCGCTGCTGTTGGCCGCCATCGCAGCTTTCGTTGCGTCGCGTCCGGACCCGATCCTCCGTTACGGTCTGCCGCTGCTGGCAGCCAGCCTCGCGGTGTATTTCCTGGACGCACTACTGGTCGCCCTGAAGGTGTACACATGAGATCAACCCAAACGGGCCAGTGGCGCGAGTTCACGTTCGGACCGGGTACCGACTATCCGGTAACCGCCGTCGAGGGGATAGATGATCTACCCGATGTGCGGACCACCGATACCCCGCGTCCTCAGACCGATGGTGACTGGAGCGGCACCGATCAGGTGGCGGCTCGTACCATCACGCTGAGTTTGGGGATTCGAGGAGATGACGCGGCTGATCTGGAGAGTAAGAGACGCGAGGCTCAATTCGTACTAGGTCCCTCGCGGCGACTCACTGAGCGCCTGGTCCTGACCGATGGTCGGGTGGTGTACGGTAAGCTGCGCAAGTCCGCCATGCCGGTTGATATGACCCAAGACTGGCGCCTCGGTGAGATCCACCTGCAATTCTACTGCCCGGATCCGAGGGTCTACACTGGCGACACCCAAGCGGTGACCCTGGTGGCGGGTGCCGCTCGACTGACTGGACGCACCTACCCGCGCGGATACACTCTGGCTTCGGGTGCACCGAACTACATCGCGCCGAAGGGCTGGCAGTACCCCGCGCAGAGCCAGGTGGTCTCCGAGGCTCGCCTCACCAACACCGGCAACGTGGACGCGCCGTGTGACTGTCGCCTGATCGGTCCGCTGCAGAACCCCCGGATCGAGGTGGTTGGGGTCTCAATGTTCCCGATCTCGGTATCAATCGGGGCGACCGACACTCTACTTGTGACTCGCGATTACCACGTGATCTTGAATGGCGTGGAGCGTCGCGACTTGATCGGTATCGGTGCCGAATGGCCTACCATCCCCCCGGGTACCTGGACAATCCGGTTGTTCGCGCAGTCCGGTAACGGCACCTGCTACGTCGTCACCCAATCGGCGACCCTATGACCGGTTTTGGAGCTGGAACCACAACCACCCTGATTGTGCGTCATATTCAGACGCGGCAGGTGTTGGCGCTGGCCCCCTGGTCCAAGCTGACGTACGAAACTCGGATCAACGCGGCCGGTCCCCTCAATGCCACCATCCCGTCTTTCGATGGCGGGATCACCGACATTCTGCTGCCCGGTCGAGTGATGATCGGCGTATTGCGCGGATCAATACCGGTTTGGTCGGGTATCCTGTGGAAACGCACCATGGACCCCGACGGGTTTATGGAGGTTCAGGCCCAGGAGATCCTGTCGTACTGGGACCGCAGGCGCATTAGAAGTACCTTGATATTCACCCAGATCGAGCAGGCCTCGATTCTTAACACACTGATTGATTTGCCTCAGCGCGACAACTTCGGCGCACTCGGCGTGTCCGTATACGGTAACATGAATACGGGGGTGAGGCGGGACCGCACCTACTTGGCGGCGGATCGCAAGAGCTACGGTGAATCGATCCGCAACCTGTGTGGGGTCATTGGGGCACCAGACATCAAGTCCGATCCCATTTATTCGAATGGCGCATGGTTCGACCGGTTCGCTGTTGGCTACCCTCGGATCGGTCGCGTACAGAGCGCCAGTCACTTGACGTTCATCGTAGGAGTCAACTGCACGATTGTTGATTGGGTCGAGGATGCGGCCAGCTCCACCACACTGATCGATTGTCTGGGATCTAACCCAGCTGACAACACCAATCCGCTGGTGTCCAGCTACGAGTCGCAGTTCATGTATGGTGCTGGCTGGATGCGGCTGGAGGACGCGCTTAGCTTCACCGATGTTAGCGTCCAGGCCACACTCAATGAGAAGTCGCGTGCCGAGCAAGCCGCTCGGTCAGGCGTGATCCTCACCGTAAAGCTGCTGCTATCTGATGCGGATGAGGACCCGATCTTGGGTACCTACGGCGTCGGTGATGACGCGCGACTGATCGTCCCACCTGGACCAGCATTTGTTGACGGGTACGACGTCACCGTACGGATAGCAGCTATCGAAGTGAATGCGGGACAGACCGACGTGGTTAGCATAACGATGGTGCCCGCGCTGCTTGACGGCAGCACCATCATTCCGATTTAGGGGCAGCATGACACGCGTGGCTCGACCAGTGGACATGTCCGAATGGCTGACCCGCACCGAGGAGCGGGTAGCCACCTTGGAGCGCCGAGCCCAGGCAGCTCCACGTCCAGCCACTGGCGCCACCTCAGTCGTGTTTGGCCCGAATCTGCTGCCCAACCCCGGGTATGAGGGTGGTTCGATTGCTGGGTGGACGAACCCCCAACAGGGTGGTCTCGTCAGCGGCTCGGATGCACTGGCTGGGAACTACTCGTACCGAATGCTGCACACCGCCGTCACACCATCGATCTCCCGGGTAAAGAAATCGTTCAGTTCAGGTCCGTGGGCCTGGCGCAGCTATACCGGCAGCGGAGCATTCAAGCCACTGACCAGCCCACAGCACTGCTGGCAAGGCCAGTTCGATGGAACTGACGGCAACCACCGCAGCTTCCTGTGGTTCGATGCCACGCAATGGCAGGACGCGATCGGCACCGTGCCGGGCGACTGGGAATGGCTCGACCTACTGATATTTTGGGAACACTGGTTCTGGTCCGAGGGCGGGACCGCGATCGTCGGCGCCCATACCATCGACAACCCTCCCGCCGAAGGCGCGTCCATGCCGGGCAGCGGGGGATTCCCCGATCTGACCCGAACCACTTGGCCAGGTCGCTACTTGAGTCAGTCGGTCAGCCTGATCGCCATCGGTGGAGTGGCTGACCGCATCCGCAACGGCACCCTGCGTGGGCTCATGCTCGGGCCAGGACCTA